GATGAAATCTCAACTGTTTCCAATGACTTTAAAAAATGTTGTTTACAAAGATCCTTATACTGGAAAAATGACAAAAAGAAATTTTGTTAGAATATTTGATTTAAAGCAAAGTAGAGCTAGTAAAAAAATTAAACAATCAGCTAAAAAATTGGGTATTGATTGGCAAAGTGGAATGTCTCCTTTTAGAAAATGGAGTGTTCAAATGTCTACAGATCTTAAAGATCAAAATGGAAATTTTGCTTATAATGAAAAACAATTAGATAAAAAATTTGGTAATAGTAAAAAAATTAGAGACAAGCATTATAATAAAAATCAGAATTTGAATGGGGAAAAAAGAAGAACTGCTATTAATCTAAATCAAATAACTGAAGGATGGTAGTATGTCAGCAAACAAAGAAGCGGAGTTACAAGAAAAACAAAGAGTAGCAAAAGTATTATTTATTTTGCGAACTTTATCGAAAAAAACTCAGACTAGAATTTCAAAGTCTATTCAAGTTAGTTTTCAACAAATCCAAAAATATGAAAAAGCCATGAATGAGATTGGCTCTAGTAAATTGTTTATTCTATGTCGTAAGGAAGATTGGGATATAAATTTATTATACAGAGGTGTACCAGAAGATATGCTCCCTTCTGTACCCTTGTTTCAGCAAGATATGGTACTAAAAAAGTTTAGAGAGATAGATGCCAACATAGAAGAAGAACGCAAGTTACAAGCTCGCTATGCTCCACTAATGCCACAATTAAATCGGGAGTTAGCATACGAAAATACTTTCAAAGATCCCGTTGCAGATCCAATAAAAAAATACGCTTAATAAAAATTAGAGGGAACTAACAACTCCCTCAAAGCTCTCTCGTTTACTCTCTGGTTTACTCTCTGATGCTCTAAAAGTGTTGTGTGCCAATGGATGTTAGAAGGATTTGAACCTAACAATTAATTAGTTTATTATCGTTGATACTAAACACTTGCAACCCCGATTAGTAACTTTAAATGTGCCAAAAGTGACGTTAAATAAGGGTTGTATTTCCTAGCTGATCTCATTGTGAACTTTCATTTACTCTCTGATTACTCTCTGATACAAGACGTGAAAATATAGAAGTCTGGCTGTGGCGGAGCCTGGTACCGCATCTGCTTTGGGAGCAGAGGATCGTTGGTTCAAATCCAACCAGCCAGACCAGACTATCCCCCTAATGGATTAGAAGATTGAGCCTTAAATTCTCTTAATTGTAACTTAATTAATTCTAGTTCTTTGTTAAGTATTTTAATTTCAGTTGTATTATCAAGTATAGCAAAACCATTGTTTTCTATCCCAGATAGATCTGGTGCAGTAGCAGCTGATAGATTTTGTATAGTCAATTCCATTTTAGCAAACTTTGAATAGAATGCTCCAGTAGAACCAATCAATCCAAGAATTACCATGATTACTGCGATGTTGTCTTTAAACTTACCCATTTTTTAACTCCCTTATTTCTATTAATAATCGTTGTTTTTTAATATTTATGTCATGCAAGATCTTTTCTACTTTAGCAATGGGATCATTGTTAATGTAATTAGATAAGTTAGCTTGGTTATAAATTTCTCTGGTATCTATAAAAACTTGGTTTGTATAAATATCTGTTGTTATATAAAATGTTGTCTGGCTGTAGCTATCTAAAGAAATACTATTATTTTGTATAGCAGCTAATAAAACAATATTACGAACCTCTAAATTTTTAGTAATATCCTTAATTTCTGTATCTATTTTATTAATAGTTTTAGCCAATATTTGTGCTGTGTGATCTGTCTTATCTTTTACTTTAACAACTTTAATATCTTCTTTTTTAATAACTTCTTTAGTTGTTTTTTCTTTGGGTTCGGTGTCAGTATCTTCCAAAATCTTAACTGGAGTTTCCTCTTTAACTACTTCCTCTTTAGCCTCAATTCTTACTTCTTCAGTAGCTTCTTCTAAAAATGCTACAGCAATAGTCTCTGGCTCCTCCTCTATTAATGGAGTTTCTTTAACCAATATGGGTGTTGAACTAGGTAATTCTTTTGTATCTTTGATAACTAAAATAGGTTCTTCAACAATTAAAGTAGGTTCTTTAACTACAATAATTTCTGGTTGTTTCATTGGTTCTTCAACAATAAATACTGGTAAAGGTTCTATTTTAATTTCTTCTCTAACTTCTATAATAGGTTCGTCAAATTTTAATTCTTCAAAAACTACCTCATCAAACTTAGGCATTTCAAACGTAGGTAAATCTTCAATTATATTCTGTGCATCTTCAACAATGTTATTTTGAATATTAATAGCAACGGGTTGATTGTCATAAGTAATTAATAATAAAGGTTCTTTAAGATCAGCTGCTCTATGAGATACACTAACAGAGGCATTACCCGCAGCTGTAGAGTTAAACTCAAATCTATTTTTAATTGTGTAATCTGTGTTAGCATTTAAACCAACAGAATAAATATTGTTACCCGTGCTTTGAAATGCACAGCCATTATAGGTAGCGCAAGAACCCGTAACTGTTTTAGTTTGGGTGGTAACATTACCAGCAGTATCAGTAACAACTTGTTTCATCACTACATTTTGATCGTTACTATTCCAGAACCAAACTTTAGCAGATTGAGTGGCACTAAAGCCATTTTGTATTTGAGCTTCAGTTAAACCAACATTTGTACTTAAACTTAATGGAGTAATATTTTGAATATATCCTCCATCAAGACCCGCAATAATACCCGTGCCGTGATTGTCTGAGATTTGACCCTCCCAATTATTGTTGGTTGTAAAAGTTTGATTAATTATATTTGATGTAGTTACTTCTTCAGCTTTTAATTTAGCTGGAGAATACCAACAAAGAATACCCCACAAAATAGCCATGATTATAATTATGACTTTCACTTTGCTAGCCTATCCATGTGATGATAAATTCTGCCAATAACTTTATCCAGATCCATTAGCTCTTGTTGGAGCATCATTACAATTACTTGTATTTCAACGAGTGTGATTACTACCCAGGAAGCTAACCCCATAAGCAATGTGCCAAGCAATGCAATTAACATTGTGTTAGTTTTTCTACTCATTAATGCACCTTTATAGGATCTATAAGTTCTATTTTAACTTTAGTTTTTTCAGCTTTAATTCTTTTTAATTCAAATTTTAAATACTGTTCGTAAGTCGGCATCTTGCCATTGTATTTATCAAACAATAATGCTGTAGCATTTTTCCCAATTTGACCCGAAATCGGACACGGAGTATTGGCTGCGTATGCAGACATAGCTTGAAAGACATCTGGGATTTGGCAAAGTAAACTAATTGAAGCTACTTTCATTCCCATACCATATAATGCTTTGGATAAATTAATTTTTTGGCAGACGGGATCAATATAATGTTTTCCAGTTGCAACACCCACTCCAAATGTTTGAATAGAACCAGAAATAGCCATACCACAAGTGTTCATAGAATTTAAAGATGGAGCATTAGCACTATATGGAGCTGATTTTATGTTAGATGTATTGGTAGAATTGCTTGTTGTGTTGGATGATGATCCATCTTGAAAGGTAGTTGTGCTAGTCATGTTATCTATTTGGGAGTTAGATCCATTGACGTTATCTTGATTAATAGTATCAGCCATTGCAGCTGTACTTAATATTAAAGCAAGCCAAAAAATACCAAGAAATATATATGTAATTGTTTTTATCCATTTCATGTCTCTGCTTTCTTACCTTTATTAATACCTTTTTTAATGATGTAGTTTTGAGTGCCGTTAGCTCCCGTCTGAACTTCTTTTTTTAAGAACTTAAACAAATCCATTTCTTTTAATTTCTTTTCTGTGTGTTTAATAAATTGTTCTAATACTTTGTGATCTCTCATTTGCTTTTACATTTACAACGTGGAGCAAATATCCATTTAATAAATCTTTTTATCATTTCCCACCGCCTTTATATCTTGTTTGTTTCTTCTGCCTTTGCTCACTTTTATTTTGAGATTTTTTGTGGATGCCACGCTTGGGTGGTTTATCTCTAGGTGTAAATGATGAGAAGTTTTGTTTAGCCATTTAATTTTGCTTGTTCTGTATGTTGTTTACCCATTGAATTACCATCCCAATTAGAACTAACATGAGTTGGCTCTACATCGTTTATCCAATGTTGAATTGATATGAATGCACCACCATTTTTAGAAGCCGTGCCACCATGTAAGTCGTTTGGTTTAACTCTTATTGTTTGATAAGCATTAATTGGATAACCATCTTGTTCCTCTAATGCTTGTTCTTCTGTCATTACTGTTTCTCCAGAATGCGTAAACTTCATACCATATAAAAAGCACTCGTAACTATCTACATCTGGATGAGTATGTTCTGGTATAACTAAATTAGGTTGACATATAAAAAGCTCAACCTGGTATGGTTTAGATCTATATAAAACTATACCACTTACACCTTCTATAAATAATAGTGGATTTTTAAATGGTGTATAAAATTTATTAACTTCTCCAGAGTTTAAGTACCAATCTGCAAAGTGTGATAACTCATCCTCTTTAGGATCAATCATTTTTTCTTTCTATCAAGTACGGATTTTGTAACCTTACTTCCAAAGCTAGCCGTGAATACAATGATAACTAAATACCAAACGCTATCTGGTAAATCATTTATGATTGCTACCCACTCTCTAAAGTTTTCTCTTGTACTTGGGAACCATCCCGTTGTGAGCATAGAAATTAGCCACACCATTAATATCTCGTCTTTATAAGATTGATCCTGGCTTTTGATACGAGCAACATCTGTATCTTTAGCCGCTTCTATTTCGGCAGCTCTAATAACTTTTACCTTCTCTGCTTTGTGTTTAAAATGAGACGATAATTTTTCTGCTCCCATTTTTACCAATGGATTTTTTAATAAACTTAATAAGCCTATCATGCGCAACTCCTCATTAACTCTGCTAGGCTTTCACACCTTGATGTTGTTTGACTATGCCAAGCACTATCAATCATTTCATCCGCAGCTTTATTGTAATCAGCTTCTTCAATACCTTCCCACATCTTTTTAAATTTCATTATTCTAGGTTTCCCAAGTTGGAAACACATTTCACAAATGATACCTTTAACTGTTTCGGGTACTGCTAGTTCTTCCAGTAATTCTTCAGCAGATGTAAGAGCAATTTGGAAATCATTGTCGAACACAGTTTCAAGCTGCTCTTTAGGATACGCCACACCTTCCACAAAATCATCGGTAGGTAGAACCAGATGGCCATAACCAACTGTAGCGAAACCCAAGCTATCGGAGTACACAGTATCCCTATACCCTTCGTGTTCCTTAATTCGTTGTTTAACTTCATCCATGTTTCATTTACCTTCTGGCTCAAAATTAATAATTTTGACACCTAATCTCTTTTGTTCGCCAGTTCTAGCTCTGGCAATTTTGTAACCGTTCTTGCGGTAGTTTCTTGTTTTGACATCATAAGCCGTGTACTCCCCCGTCTTTATGTTGAGAACTAATATGTCTACTGGCCCCCCGCCTATGGGGGTAAAGACTATTAAGTTTGGATCCTTTGCAAATTGTG